TCAGTAACCAAATCCTTTATCGATTCTCTATAGGCATCATCCTTACCGTTCAACTTAAGCCATTCACCTACTATACCGTCAAACGTATTCGCCTTTATCCTTTCCTCGAAAACTTCCGGTTTTCTTACCGATATTACATTCTGCTTATTTATCTTCTCCTTACAGTTCAATACACGATAATAATTTCCATCTTCTTTCACTTCATCCGGATTTTCAACAGTTACAAACTCAGGATACTTTAGCTTACGAAATTCTATACTAAAATCTTCTGTATCTAAAATCCAAATGCCTCTTTCTCCCTCATCGCCAAACGTAAACGGCATTGGTGAACCAAGTATTATACAATTCTTTGCCAATACTTGCTTTTGATGAATATGTCCAAATAGCACTAAACGATTTGTATCAGCTAACCTCTTCCAATCAACACCGTCCTCAAATATAAATGAACCAATCTTTGCACCACAAGGTGTCTTATGCAATAGTACTAAATCATAGCCCTTAATCTCGTCATAGTCTACTTCATCATAGTAATTTACAATCTTTATTTTCAGTTCTTTCTCTAATTCCCCAGTCGACCTTGCAAATCTTTCTATTACATTTGTTATAATATTATGGTCGTCAGGCTTTATTCTTACAGCAGTATCATGATTTCCATGCACATAGGTCCAATCAAAATCTTGTCTTTCAAGCAATTCAACCAAAGCATTTAATTCTTCATTCTTTGTTATCCCTACAGAGTGCGTCCAATCCCCAAGATGGCATACATAATCTACTTTTGATTTCTCAAATATATCAAAAGCCTGTATTAACACATTAAGCTGAGACTGCATCCTTCGTGATATCCTACCCCGCTGAATGCCGGTATCACCAAAGTCTCGCCAGTTGCATAAATGGCTGTCTGTTATAAATCCTATCTTCACTCTGTAACCTCTTCCTTTCTTTCTTTGCCTTTTGGCAATGAGCAATTGCAAGACGAATAGCGTATACACTTACAGTTGCTACATTTATACGTAGGCTCCTTTCCAGTCCTATTGCGCATCTTCTTTAATCCTTGTAAACCTCTTGAACTAGATATTACACTCGTCACAAACTCGTTCATTTAGCCTCCAAAAGCCTCGCGGGCTATCGCTATTCCTTAGGTGATAAAGAGGTCGGATTAGCCGCTTCACCGGGTTGCGCAGTAGGTTTCTGGCCGATTTCCGGAGTTTCTGGCGTCGCTTTAGCTATCCGCCAGTTGCCAGATACCTTCAAATGCGTATACCCGCCCCTAACCACGCTCTCATTGACAAACTTACCTACAGACTCCACAGTTCCAATTTTATCAAACACTTCCCTTTTCACATCATCGTAGCGATAGTGCCCACCGCTATGAAAGCGTATCTCAAGAACAGCGTTCTTCTCATCGTACCCAACTGAGTGTACATTCGACGATTTAACGGTTAAAAAGTTCATTGTCTTCTCCCATCAAATTTTTTTCTCTATCAAAATAGTCGTCGTGATTCTCTCGCAGAGTACCTAATATGCGACATCAAGCAATAGTTCCATACTTCCTTGCACTCATCCTTATTGTCAATATCCTTAGGGATAAGGATTACCCTGCCCTCACTTACATCCTCAATGACATCTTTGCTTAAACAGAAGCGAAAGAACGTTGATATTAAATCGTTAGTCTTCTCAACATTTCCTTGCCACGAAAATTTCCAGTACACGCTACTAAAACGATAATGAGCTAACCACTCGTATTCCTTACTGTTTATATTGCCAACCCGAGGCTTAATAACCAAAGTAGTCTTCGATACAATAGGAACAATAAGCTCTCTCTGCTGCATCTCCTTCGATATTCTTCCAGATGTCTCTATAAAAATCTTCTTATCTCCTTTGCAAGAATAAAAAGACGTAACCAGCTCTGCTAAAGCAGGTAGCTGAGTAAACGGCCTACCGATGAACGTGACAACCTCTCCTACGCTATCCTTTACTAAATCGCAAAAAGCATCCGCGTTAATCTCCCTCTCACTTTCAGGGTCAACATTTAATACAAGTGACGGCACACCAGACGATGGCGACTCACCACGGATAGTGTCAACGATTGACTCTACAACTAAGACATTTTTTGACATAAGCGACCCCCCGCTAAAAAATCTGCAACCCTAATTCCACTTTCCATACCAACACAATATAAATCCAATACCTTTACAATGCTATCAAACTTTGAAAGGTCAAGAATATAGTCTTTCACTATAAATACCTCCCTCTCCTTGTTTAATATCTTAATTATGCGTAAATCCCTCTTAACATACCTCTGCATTATAATACTACCTTCAACCATCTTAAAAGTATCTACACGTTCACCAGAGCAATCAACAACTATCTCATCTCCATTCGTAATATAAGCCAATGAGATATATGCTGCCGACCCAAATTGATTGATTATATCATGTACTGTTCCATCAGTCAATCCTACCCAATCTACCGGCATACTCAAAACTATACGATTGTCAGAATCAACAATCGTATAACGCTTAAGCAGCTCTTCCATCCACACAGGCATAGAAGGCGCTTTCTGCTTCTTAATAATCACATTGACAACAAACTTTGCTAATATTCTATCCTCCATTGTACTCCTCTTAAAACCTTTTGTCATGTCTATATGGTCTGTCCAAATTGATAGCTAGCTTTGCTATAAAGCCATTCTCAAATCTATCAGGATACTTGCCGTCACAATAGTCAAACACACGTACACAAGTATCAACCAATTCCTCTATAATAGCATTCTCACTTCTTTCTTTCGCCCTCATTGCTTCAAGTGCCTCAGACAATTCTGAGTGCATTAACGCTATAGCTTCTCCCTCACTACGCTTATCATCCCACCAACCTTTCTTTTTCGCTATGGCATGGCAAAGTTTTGCGGCATTTCTTATTCCATACACATAAGCCTGAATTAGTACTTGCAGTAGCTGAAACGGGTCTTTTATTCTTGTATCAGCTTTTATTTCTCTATTGTAAGCCCTATCAATAAGCGTAATGCCTTGATAGCTCTTAAACTTAGGGTAATCTTCTATTAGCGTTGCAGGTGCTCCTGCGAGTCTAAGCATATTGAGTATCTCAATCTTATCCTCAGGCGTGTCGGTAAAAACAATCTTAGCATTCGGAAATCTAGCCTTAATCCAACGTTCAGTATACGGCCTCCACGTCACCGGCTGACTAGTCAAAAATGTAACGTTACTTATGCCAACAAGAGCATCCCAATCTTTCAATGTCTGACAATACTCTGTCTCGGGGGCATTAACGAGATACTTCTCTAAGTCCTTCTCGATAAACTCCCTAAATGGTACTCCATCAACGTCTTTTACCCATACCTCATTATATTTACCCCAGACTGAGACATCAAGCGCACGAATAACATTATCAACATCTATTAGCAAAGTTACCATTTAATTCCCCTCCATTAAAAATAATCTCATCTATTCTAACCCTCAATGGGTCCGCATGATATTTTAAATGCGCGCCATTGCTACTAAAGACCATTAAATTTTCTACACAATTGTCTGCTCTATCTTCATTGATATGGTGTACAACTTCTCCGCGCCGCAACTTTCTTCCAAGGTGCTGTTCTACTATCAAACGCTGCTCATATACCCAAAAATTTTTCTCACCAATCCTAATTTTAATCTGCGTATACCCGCCAACTTTCTGTGTACTGCCTATAGCCCTCAACGTAGGATTATTTTCCCTCATTTTTCTTAATTTTTCTTCTGAACATGGTCGACCAGTATTCCAAAGACTTATCTTTCTATTTCCTTCTTTCGTATTCCTATAAGTGTGACTAGCCGGATTATGTCCACGACAATACTTCTTACCACTTGTTACTTCCCTTCCACAGTACCTACATCTCATACTAAACATTTCCTCCTACGCCTGCACTACAAACTGGGCAGCGACAATCTTCCTTATCCAATATCTCCATTGCCACCGGAGTGCTTAACATCTTATATCTAAAACTACCAAGCGACCGATTAGCTACATTTGTTACATCGTTAAGCACATCTGCCCAAGTTAGCTCGCCAAGGTCACATTTCTCACTCCAGCCGCGCCAAAAAAGTCGTTCAATTTTGCCAGGATAATCCCGCATAACCACACTAAGCTCACGTATGCTCTCAACTTTTCTATCTTGCTGCGTGGTGAACCATTGTGCTAGCTCTACGCCTCTTTTAATGAAGTCCGCACCAAACTTAAAATCTGTCCCTTTCCATACATCCAGTCTCCGTATCATCCCATTCGTACAAATTAAGCGATTTATTCCTGCTGCAACCCTTACTCTACCATTAAACGTAACAAACAAACCAGCATCAACAAAATCTCCGGCTTTAACCTCGACCCTATTTGCCGAACTTAAAAACTGAACCTCAAGAGTATTCTCATCGCTACCTATAACTACCCGGTCATACTCAACAGATTCATTTACATCACTTATTACTCTATTTACGTCAATCATTCTATCAACCGTCTTAGCCTTAACGAACTTACTACGAAGGTATATACTTTCTGTCTCAGAGCAAAGAGCATCAGCGAATATCTTAGGCTTTCCTTCGTGGGACCAATACACAGCCAAAGAGTCACGTAGCTCTTCCCTCGCATCTACATTCATGAGCGTTTGACCATAACGACCAAGAGGGCTAAAAAATCTTCCCATATCGACAGGTATCTCAACATCCTCTTTGTCTATTACTGCTATACCTGTTTGCTTATCCCAATCAGTCTTTAGCACTTCTGCCGCATCCACTTCAACAGTCTTTAATCCGGTTAGTCTCGTATCCACCTTATGCCATACTACTTTAGCCATATTAAATCCTCCTTAATATATAAACAAATTTAACAGCTTAACACTCAATTTCTAAAAAAAGTATGTTCTCCAATCTTTACCGTCTTCCTATGACAAAACTTCGGTTTTCCGTACTTTTGCGTATTCTCAAAGTATATTGCCCCTCCAGTCGTATCAGGAGTATTCTCAGCGAACACCATCTCAACTATCCTTTTAGCTCTTTGTTTATATTCCTTAGGCTGCTTATAAACATAGTCACTTAAGTCTTTACGCTTCATCGCAACTAATCCATGCCACATACCCTTGCGTAAACGATTTCTAACACAACAAGCTACAGCATACTGGCCATTAAAACCATCATCAGCCGCTTCTCCAAGTAAACCTTTATACAGATACTTCGGCGGCTCCTTTATAGATGCTGCCGACATAGGTAGCGTAATAACTAAAAATAAGAATAGCACAAATATACTTCTCATTCATGCTCCCACGGAAATACCACCCACTGATTCTTCCCCGCTTTAAGCAAATATTCCACGTGCATCTTTTTTGTTTTCTCTCTATCCTTAGATAACATAGTTACGCTTTGAACATTTTTAAACTTTAAACCATCCAAAAATCTTAAACTAAACTCTAATGTTTTTCCAGAGTCAAATATATCATCTACAAGTAAAATTCTTCCTTTAGGGTTATCCATAGGAAGCAAACAAGTTTCCATCTCAACTCTTCCACACTTTCTTCCCTTATAGCTTTTTAGATATAGCCAATATATCGGAACGTCCAAAGACAAACCAGCAACTATAGCGGGTATTCCACCACCATTCATTATACCTACAACAAAATCAACCTTCCCAAAGTAATTAGCCAAAATAAGGCTTCTAAATGAATCTAACAGCTTCCAAGGAATAGCTACATCCTTCTTCATACACCCCTCTTCTTTGGTCCCCATACTTCTACATGCTGTCGACCGGAAAAAATCAAACCATGCTGAATACATTGATTCCATACACGCTGTCTTATTAGCTTATTCTCTTTTTCATTTTTTGTCGTTAAAGGCATAAGCATTGTCGCGAATCTTAGCATATCCATACCAAGCATTTTTCCATCTGTGACAATCTTTATATCATATCTTTTAGAGTCTGTTCTCTCAAACAACTTTGCCACTCTTCTTCCTACTTCATAGACTTTAGGCGATATCGCGATGTAAGCAAAGTCCCAATATAATTCATACCAATCATTGTACGTCTTAATCAAATCACCATTCGTTTCTAAATCTATTTGGTATACACCCTCCGACGCTAAACAGTCAGTGAAATCAAAAAGTGCTTCTTTACTTAAAAGAGGCTCACCACCAGTCAATACTACCCTATAATCCTTTAGGTCTTTTCCACACTTTTTTATTTCTGCCAATATATCTTCAGGGCTAAGCTTAGCTATCGGTTGACGATGAAAAGAACTATCACAATAGGAACAATGTCTCGTGCACCCAGATACCCTCACAAAAACCGCAGGGTGTCCAGTATAACGTCCTTCCCCTTGCAATCCCATAAATATTTCAGATATCGGAATAAGTTTCATATTACAAATCTTTTTTAGTCAAAGCTATTTCTTCAGCATATGCATTCTCTGTTTCCCAAATCCTTACACGTATTTCAGTTATCGTATCATTTATGCTATAAAGCTTTTTCATAAGCATATCTTTCATTAAGCTAACAAGATTTTCTGCTGTCGGAATTGTGGGCATAATATTATTCAATGTCTCATGGTCAAAAGTATCAATAACGTTCTTTATCTCATTAAAGTTTACAACCATACCTGTATCTTCATCAGTAAGTCCATCAACCCATACCTGAACCAAAAAGTTGTGGCCATGAATCGCATGATTGCATTTACCAAAAGTATTCTTATTCCATTCGGCATCCTTCGACTTATTCTCTAAAATATGGCCTGCCGCTATTGTTCTCTTCAAATATACCTTCATCCTTCTACCTCCTATTCTACCTTTATTCCACCAAAGATGCCACCAAGAAAATCGAATAATCCTGGTCTTCTCTTTCTTCTTAAACTATGCCCATGCTTATAACCAAGCTGTTGAAGCATCCACACATAAATCTCCAACCTGTCGCCCATCGTCTTTCCCAAATCTTTAATACCTAATCTGTCGCAGTTAATCGCAGCCGAGGCTAAAAATCTTACATTCGTATACATCTCTTGTCTATCTGGCACTTCCTTCTGAGCGAAATATGCTTCATAAAAACTATTAAGAAACGAATCAGCCTTAGCCTGCTCTTCAAAATAGGTCATCATCTCCTCCTATTTTCACTAAACAAATCTTCTGCCAATCTTCTTTTCTTCATAAAAATCTTTTATCACCTTGATAGTAATCTCTAAGCACACTTATAGTTCCAATACGTCTTTTCTTAGCGTACTTTCCAGCTAAACATCTTCTATAATAACTAAGAGCAAGTTTTCTATCGTAAAAGTCTATAGCTATTCCATTTGCTCTTAGAGCTATAAATCTTCTAAAACAACTAGGGCACTTATTACAACACCCTCTTTCTTTAAAACTGTAACAAGACACTGTCTCTTTTAACTGTTCAATACTTCCACCAGCATCTATGTACCATTTTACTAGTTCAATCTTGTCTAAATTCCAAAATGGTGAAAATACTCTAATCTTATATCTACTAATGCCCGACAATACATCAGATACTTCATTAAAAAACTCAGGATTTTTATCCTCAACTTCGTCACCACTTATTCCCGCAATAAGTACATTATGAGCATACTTAATACTTGCTACAGAAGCGAGTAACAAATTTCTCTGTGGAATAAAAGCATTACTACCTTTCTCACATTCCCCCAACCACGCCAATCTGTCATCTATCTTATCAACGCCATTAAGCTTATACTGTATTGTAGTAACCTCTTTACGAGTATACTTCGTACATAAATTAAAATACACACTCAAATATTCAGCTTTTAATCTTTTTAAATAGAATTCGGCTATAAAACTATCAACACCAGAACTTTTGCATAAAACCACAGAACCCTGTATTCCAAGCCGTTTTAAGGTAGGCGGTATAGGGCTAGCGCTTGATTTGGCCAAAGATTTACACCTCGGTAATGCCATTATATATCTCCCTTATGGATAATGTTTCCGCCGTAGCACAATTGCACTTCATGATTATACGCACACGTCAATTGGCACTCTTCCCTATCTTCCTTACATACCTCAAGCCACTTCTTCATACCAATCTCAGGCAAATCAAACACACTAAGCTTAGTCGTTCTCTCTCCCCAAAAGTCATTGCAAGCTATAAGCATCCCATTATTTGCTATCGTAAGGTATTCAGGATTCCGAGGATTCTTAGAACAATGCCAATTCATCATTCCCATATACCTTGACATCTCTTTAACATAAGCATCAACATTATGCCTTTTCTTTGCCTTATAAAATACTTCCTTGAATGTCTGAAAGTCTTCAGCGGTCAATGTCAACCGTGGGCAGTAGCTTCTAAACATTGCTTTCTCTTCTTTATTTCTCGTACTATGGACATACCCAAAGATAATCCATATCCCAAGCTCGTTAAGCTGGTCGACTATCTTTTCCAAGTCGTCTATATTGTCATGCGTAACAGTAATATTTGCTACTAAGTCAGGGACGATATCCTTATACTTCTTAAGCATTTTCCAACTAGACTTGCATGCTTCAGATACGCCATCCTTAACCTCATCCGGTCTATCAATGGACAAAGTGAAGCCTCTCAACTTTTTTATGACAAACTCCCTATCGATAGTTCCATTCGATATAAGAGTATACTCGAAGTCTCTTTTATTTACCTCGTCAATAAGGGAGCTAATATCATCTCTCAACAAAGGTTCACCACCAAATAAAACAAGAAACTGAGGCTTAACCACGTTCTTAACTATGTCAAGAGTCTCACATACTCTACCAATAGACATTTCTCTTTTAGGCCAATTCTTAGCTACCGAGCAATAGCTACAAGCTAGATTACATTTTGATGTTACGTAAAAACAACAATGTCTCGGATTATAATTCTTCATATTCTAACCATGCTTAGCCTTATGGTAAGCGTATAAAGCTTCAACCACTTTTTTGCTACAACCATCTTCTAATATAGGAAACATCCAAGAAAAGTCTCTTACAAAGTTTCTTTTCTCAGCAGGATAATGAAATACTCTAGCATCACTTGTAAATAAGCACTGGCTAACACTAGCCAACTTTGCTCCTAAATACGTATCAGCATTGCCAAGGTGCGCTTCAAATGGTCTATCTCCTTTATAAGTATAACCACCAACATCCTTAGCAATTTTAACATTTAAGAGCACATTTGCATTAGTCATTTTTATAGTCGGAACCCTATAACTTTCTTTATACCAGTAATACCAACAAGGTGTTCCTCCTATCTCAACAAGTTTATCTTTCTTAATACTCCAATCACTAAATCCTTCAGTGTTGTCACAATCAATCACAGCACCTTGAACAAATCCATAGCTGTCATTCGCATACCGCATTGTACCCAACATTATAGCCAAGGGGTCTCTAACAATTATACAATCATCATCCAAAAACCAAAGGTACCGCGACTCACACATGTCTAAAACCATTTGCCTAAGCTGATATATAGTAAACCCATGCGAAATCTTAGTATACCTCATAGTAAATCCACACAACGTTAAGACAGTAAGCATCGCGTTCCATTCTCTACTACTTACCGGTCCATCATTAACAGAATTGTCTAAAACAATAATCTCTGTCTTGTGGGCAGTAACGTGGTCAATTGTAGCCAACGAACGTAATAAGGATAGCAACATCGGATATCTATCCGCGGTTACAATCCCTATCGTCACCATCTTAGTCTTCTTTCTTTTCTTCGTCATCCGCAACCTCAATTGACTCTTTTCCTTCTCTTACAGCTGTTATTAACTTTCCCATCATTTCAGGCGTTTCTAAAGTCTTACTGCGAAACTTATCTTTCCCAGTTAAGCGAGTTGTATACCACCCGCCGCCTTCGCTAACTATCCCCATCTTTTGGAGAATATCAAAGGTTCCAGAATAAAGGTCAACACCAGAAGCAAAAAACATATTGAAGTTGACCTTCTTATACGGTGGGGCTACTTTATTTTTTGTTACTTCGGCATAAATCTGATGCCCAGTCGGGCCTTCATTGTTCTCGAACTTCTTTCCTTTGTTCAAGTCTATCCTAACAGATGCGTGAAACTTAACCCCTGTTCCTCCTGGCGTCGTTGTTGTCGGTCCATACATTACCCCAATCTTCTGTGTCACGTGATTAGTGCAAATGTATAAAACATCTTCCTTCATAAAGCGTGATGCTAATACTCTCATTGCCCCTCTGATTAGCTGTGCCTTAGTCATATCACGCTTATCAAGATTGACATCTGGAATTATTTCGTTCGCAACATCTGCTTCAAGCTTCTCAGGTGAGCCTCTTTCATGCGTTGTTGACAATGCTGCCAAGCTATCTAAACAAATCAAGATGGGCGTCTCAGCATCAGCTTCACGTATTTTCTTTATGCAACGAGAAACTCTCTTTACATGGCCCTCGATTGTCTCAGAATTAACAATCGATAAGTCATTCCTTACGCCAAGCTTCTGCATAAAGAACGAATCCAAAGAGTTTTCTGCATCATCATAAATAACATACCAGCCAAGCTTTTGCGCATTAGCTATAGCATGGGCTATTAACAAACTTTTACCAGTTGACGGGTCCCCATACAGTTCAACTATACGACCACGAGGATATCCGCCATCCCAAAGCTGACCTCGAATAGCGTAATCAAGTGAAATACTGCCAGTAGACAAAAAGCCTCTAACAGGTATCTCAGCCATCGTACCCCCGCCAAGGTCTTTTCTTAAACCCTCTTCAAGCTTTTCTCTTTCCTTCTGTGTTATACTCATCTTCTTTCTCCTTCTTATGACGCAAATACCTTATCTCTACAAGTAACTTTCAAAGAACATGCTTGGCAATCTTTTGTCCTTGGAGCAAAGTCTACTCCCCAACATTTAGGCTTCTCACCGCTAACAGTTTCCTCAACCTTCTTCTCAACCGTAGCAGGAGCATCTGTACCTTTCCCTGGCTCTTCCTTCTTAACTTCACCTTTAGTCTCTGCCGGTTTTGCTTCAGATACTGTCTCTGCTTCTTCCTCTACCTCTTTCTCTTTCTTAATCTCACGGGGCTCAGGAAGTTTACCACTACGCAGGCAATCTACAACCGTCAAGTAAACTGCATCTTCCTCTATACTCGGAACTAAGTCAGCTAAATTATTTATTTGCGTCTCCCAATCTTCCGGAAGCTGGTCAACTACATCTGTTCTATCAGGTACTGCCATAACTGAATACAAATCAGGATTAGGCTTGCCTGGGGTGATTGTTCCTTTCTCAATAGTAATGTCCCGACCATTCTTAATCTGCAAGATTGAATCTTGATAGCGAGGATTCGTTAAAATCTTAACTATCTGGTCATGGATTGACGGACGAGTGTCCAATACCATAATCTTCTTGCTCTTGTAATCGTAAATATTGAACAAGTACGTTGTCGTTGGGAAAAGCTTCTTTGCCTTCGGGTCGCCCTTCATACCAAAAGCGTACTCACAAATAGGGCACTTCTCACCAATCGACCTCTTGCAAATAAGGCGCTTGTAACCCTTCACATCGAATATCTTGAAATGTATGCGGTAGTCATAAGCAAAATCATCGTCACCTTTGTCCGTAAAAAAAGCAGTACTTCTTGGAAGCAAGCGTATCTGGTGCGTCTGTCCTTCCTGCAACTTATAGAACTGAGAGCTACCAGAATGCTTCTCTTCCATTTTCTTCTTAAAGTCATCGATGCGTAAACCCATAAACTACCTCCTCTGGTAATCACCGCCACTAATAGTCACCTATAACCTACTCTGCTCATTTTTGTAAAGTGTGCAAAGCTGCACTAACATACTATCCTTCTTAGATAGGGCACTTAAAATAGCTTTTATCTTGCCTTCAAGATACCGCATCTCTGATAACCTTCTTCGGTATTCCTGGTACGTTGCGTTGCCATAAATGTTGCTCTTTACCTCTCTGTCCATTTCCCGAGCTTTCTTTCCTTCCAAACTATCCCTATACTTTAAATCAAGCGAAGCGTAAAGCTTATCAACCTCAAACTCTAGGTCGCCAAGCTGCTTAGATACTGCTTCCTTTATGCTACCAATCCATGCCACATTCGACGCGTATCTAAGCAATTCTTCTTTAATCTGAAAGTAGTCTATCTTCAAATATTCATTTGGGTCAATCTCAAACTGATGCCCATCTACCTCGACTACTATCTGTGACCACTGCCTATTCTGTTCTGCCATCTTCATATCCTCCTATCATATAAACAATTAGCTAGCGTTATCACTCAACCTCTTTAAGTTCGCTCCAACTCTTTCCAACCTTAACATCAAATATAAAAGGCACTTTAAGCCAATCATTATTCTTTTGAACCTGCTGTGCGCTCTCTTTAATCAAAGCCAATACCTCCTGTATCTTATCATCACGGCATTCCAACATAAATTCGTCATGCACTGTTAGCAAAAATCGACAATAACTACTATCTATTTTTTCCCAAATTACGCGCATAGCCTGTAAATTCAAGTCAGATGCCGCTGACTGAACGGGCGTATTTAACGCTTGCCTTATTTTATGTCCAAGCTCCTGCTCACCTGAAAATCCAGGAAGGAACTCCTCATCTTTTAGATACCTTATCCTACCCATAACCGTACGAACTTCATTCATGCCATGTCGCATTTTAGTTTCAACTTCTAAGTGCCATTCTCTTATTCCAGGATACTTCTCAAAGAACGTTTGTCTAAACTGCTGTGCTTGCTCATTAGTCAAAATAATATCATACTCATTTTTTGCGTATGCTTTATAGCCTTGCCAAGACATGCCATATATCAAACCAAAGTTAATCGACTTTGCAGTCTGTCTTTGTTCTTTCGTTATCTGCTCCAAAGGCACTCCGGAAACTAAACTTGCAGTTAATCTATGCAAGTCAGTGCCTCTATTATAAGCATCAATCATTACCTGCTCTGGAGCGATAGAAGCAACTACCCTTAACTCAATTTGGGACAAGTCTGCTTCTATCAATGAATAGCCATCTTCAGCGACAAATATAGACTTAATAATACTTCCTCTTGGAATATTTTGCAAGTTTGGGTCAAATGAAGACAACCTCCCTGTCGCAGTTCCAATTAAGGAAAAGTTACCCCTAAGCCTGCCATCCGAACTTAAACGCTTTGTCAAACCTTCTACGTATGTTCCTAAAAGCTTGGAAGCTCCTCTCAGCTTCAAAAGTCTCTCACAAATAAATATTATATTTTCTCTACTTGGCAATTTCTCATTACTGTCACATCTCTCTAAACAAGCCTTCAAAGCACCTTCATCAGTACTTATCTTACCTCCAGGAGTCTTCTTAACATCTTCTGTGTCAAGCAATCCCGCAAATATTTCTTGAAGCTGTTTCGTACTATTCCAATTCCTTTCACCAAACTTATCTGTTAACTCTTCGGTCAGTATCGATATCTGCTTAGTTAACCTCTTTCTAATTACATCTAATCCTGCTACATTTATCTTAACGCCATAACGTTCCATATCACCAATGATAGGTATTGCTGGTGCAGTTACTTTCTTTGCAACATTAGCCAAGCCATTTTTAGACATCATTTCTTTCTGCTCAAAGTAAAGCTTCCAAGTATTGATTAAGTCTTCTGCATTATAAGCACAAAGCTTTTTAAAGTCTTGCTCTGTTGCCGGATTCAAAACTAAGTTTGCCCATCTAAAGCCAAACTCAACTGCAACACTTTTTAACTTATATCCAGCCCGTCCTTTTCCTTGCGTAATCAAATAAGCATTTATCATCGTATCATCATAGTGTATTCTTGAGTCACAAAGCCCGTTACTATTCAACATCTTATACTCAAATGTCGCATTATGTGGTACGTAAGTTATATCTTTTACCGATAGGCATTTCTTTACTACCTCAATATTTTCCATAAACTTGCCTATAATCGGTACAACAAATGCGCCATCATTGGTGCAAAAGCCGACGAGAGTTATCTGGTCTGTTACTTCTAGTCCAGTAGTCTCTATATCAACAACTACTATCTTTAATTTTAATACGCTAGCATAAAGGGCATTTCTTGTTTCTATACTGTCAACCAAAGTGTATTTCGGCTCGTAGTCATCAATGAATACGGACTTAAAGAAACGAAAGTCCATTACATACTCATCTGCTGCGTTAGGATTTCTTAAAATAGATGCTGGGTGATGCGTTACAGCCACACGCTTTTCCCCATGCCAAACAACATTCCCTCTTGCAAAAGAATTCGTTTCACCTAAAACCGCCTCTTCCGCGGTCTTTCCAACAACAATAATATGCTTAAAGCGTTCTATATCTCTAGCTAAATAAAGCTTGGAACATACGCCAATTTCTTTTCCCTCAGGTGTTCGATTATCACCACGCTCATTCGACGGTCGACAATTACATACATTCGTAAACTGTACATCCTTATCAACTGATATGCCAACTCTATCCAAACAAGAACGAAGTAGCTGTCCGCTTTTTCCAACAAATCGTTTACCTTGGGCTTCTTCTTCCTTTCCAGGAGCCTCTCCAACAATGAGAATACTTGCAGCTGTCTTAGGCGGGTCTATAACCTTTGTCTTTCCATTAAGAGGGCAATTTTCACAAGACACTCTAGCGGACTTGCCTTTCTTCTTTTCATCAGTTACCTCAGCCACAGAACCGCCAAGGATAGACTGCATTGTCATTTTTATATTTTGCTTCTTCATCAAAGAATCCTACAGCTATCGATAGCTTCAATTGCTGATACTCTTCCCATCAAACCCCTACGGTCTATCTCTTTACACAACCCCTCCACTCCAAGTTCCTTCCAAGTATCATAAACAAACTTGGCGCCACTACTAACTACCAAACTATCATACTCTTCTCCTTTCTCTCTAACAACTCTCTGAACATTCTTTTTCCAAGCATTTACAGCATTCTCCATATTTGTTCTCATCACATGATATAATCTTTCACCGCCAAGCTTAGCCGGTATATCAACAAGCTTCTCGCCATTCCAAAGAAAAAAAGGCCTGCCTTCACGAACATCCTTGAAAGATAAGCCATCCCCATTCTCATCTATAAGCATACCAAACCGATGCGCCGATGAACTAGATGCATCAAAAGATAACATCTCAGTTTCTATTCCTAACTTCTCAACGAGATAATGCATCCCAACAGCGACTTTTCTTGATGTTGCTCCTAAACAATGGATTATCTTCTGCTTCTGCTTAAATGCCCCTAACTCATAAAGAGCTATCAATTGCAAAGCGAAACCATACACAGAAGTCTTTAAAGCAGAACCAAATGCCCAACCAATACTAGGGAATTTTTTTACTCCGCTATACCAATAACGAATTATCTCAGGCTCTCTACCATGTATAACATTAACGTAACGACCCTCTGCACCTAAATCAAATTGGAGCTGCATATTATTCAATGATAACTCTAACGTATTTTTAATAAACTTAATATCCTTAGTTATACCAATCGGGATATCCCCACCAATGATATAGTCACCATACTCACACTGCCAACGATAATACTTTTCTCTCAGACTAAGAAACTCACCTCGTCTATGTAGGTTAGCCCGACCGCGAAACTGGAAGCCCGCGGAATCTACCATTATCTTACCTTTTTTCTCAAAGAGAGTATGCGGATACCAAAATCCTGCGCTGCAAAGTATCGCATCAAAATTCCATAAAAATTCAGGGATTACTACCTTCCCATCTTTTTCGTCAAAATCTATATTCATTACTACAGTTATAAATGTCGGTAAAGGTACATTCATATCTTATACCTTCTTTAATCGCTTTTAGCGTATCCTAAACCAGGGGTATCCTGGGATATGGTTATGCCTAGCAAACCATGTGCTAGGCCATTCGCCGCGTGATTTCTAAGGGTCTTTACGGGCTATTTAGGGATTATACCTAACTCAGGGAAAGCCTTAGCAAGTACCTTTTTCGCATTCTGCCGCATGTCCTCACGCCGTTTTTCCAGGTCGTCAGGATTTCTGGAACGCACCTTAGTCATTACAATCTCTTCTACAACAGCCATAAAGGGCGTTACTGTCTTTGCTCCTGCAGCATACCTACCAATAAGTATTGCTTTCCATTTCTTAGTGTAGGCCATCTTCATTACAGCTTTCTTAAGTGTCTCTTCCTCGAGGACTTGTTCAGGCTGTCCTTTTACTCCCTGTTCCTCAACTATTCCAGGCTGTTCATTCTTCTGTTCATCCATAGTGGCTCCCTCCTTTACAATACTACCTTTCGGAATAACTCTATCCTTATGATGCAAACCACACGTCCACGTTCTTCTAACCTCTTCAGTATACAAATGCAAATGGTTCGTCGTTATACTAAACCACTTACCGCAAGTAATGCACTTTAAGCGTATCTGATTTCTAACGGCGCTACCAAGTCTCATACTCTAGTTCGTGCTTCCAAAAGAAACTCACTTCTAGTCTTCTCATCTTTACGAAAGCACCCCAATACTTCTGTTGTTGTCATAATAGCATCTCTCTGCATAGCACCACGCATAGTCTGGCAATAGTGTACCCCTTCAACGTATATACCAACACCTTTAGGCTTTAACACCGCCATCATTATCCTTGCCAAATCACGTGTATAGTCTTCCTGGATTAGTGGTCGCTTAGCCATTGTCACAGCAACGCGTGCCAGCTTCGATAAGCCAAGCACTTTATCAGTAGGAATATAAGCTAATGTCACATCTAGAATTATCGGTAGCAAGTGATGTCCGCATACAGAATATGCACGAATTCCTCTGCTAATTACCATGCCATCATACTGACTAGGAAACGTCTTTGATAAGTACGTCTTTACTTGTTCCTCTATCTCTTCTTTAGGCAAGCATATCTCATCGTACATTCTAGCTATCCGACTAGGCGTATCTACAAAATTAGGGTCATGCAAATCCAATTCAAGTGCGTCAATTAAAGCAATTGCCGCTTTTTCTAATTTCTCTTTATTAAACTTTCGCATTTACTCTCCTCCTTACATAAGTATAAACAAACATCGCAGCTACTCGAACAACCCTAAACAATATATCTAGCTAGAGCTTGTAAAAAGAAAATAAAGTTTATACGCGGCTCAAAAGTATTCGAATGCTTATACGTATACTCTTCTATAATCGGTAAAATCTTTTCACGATTCATACCTGGCGTCATCCAATGTTCCTCAAATACATCGCGATAAACTTGCTCATAGTCTATTTCCTTTCTAAGCTCTATGTTAAGCTCTTCAAGCTTATTTGCATGAACAAGTTTAATCAATTCACCCACGCTTGCCGCATAAGCAAGAAACACACCAGAATACTTAAAAACTTTTTTAACCGTATCTCTTTCAAGTATTCCTATGCCCTTTCGTAAATCACCTTTGCAGTCAGTAGCAAGATTAAATAAATCATTAGGCATATATGCTACCTTTTCCTTCTCAAGAATTGTCTTAAAAAGCTTTGCAGCATTAGCAACAGACTGACTTTCAAACTTATATACCTGACATCTACTTACCAATGGGTCAATCATTTTCCTGGGGTAGTTTAACGAAAATATTACACTCGTATTTACATGGTGAGCTTCAAGCATATTGCGTAAAGATGTCTGTGCATCTTTTGTTAACTGGTCGGCTTCATCGAATAATACAACCTTCATGCTCTTTCCAACAATCATCTCAGTACTCATAAACGACTTTACCTTCTCACGTATTATGTCTATACCTCGCTCATCTGATGCGTTAAGTTCCATGGCCTCAGCCTTAATCTCCCGACAAAGTATTCTTGCAACAGTCGTCTTTCCAGTTCCCGGTCCACCAACAAAAAATAAATGAGGAAACGTTTTCTCAGCAATAAATCTTTCGAAAGCAGCCTTATTTTCCGGGCCAAGAAGCATGTCATCTAATCTACGTGGTCTATACTTCTCAATTAGCATTATTCACCAAGCTTCTCAATTTTAGTGACAGCACCGACTAACCAGCTAAACTTCGACATCGCAAATCGAATAACCTTCGCCTTGTCGACATGAAACTGAAGCTTTATGTTCGGTTCATCAATCTTGCTAACTATCTCTACAAATCTTGCTGCGGGGACCTTTATCTCAAAATCCATTTCAGGCGATACCTCTAAATCAATTATACCAGAATAGGTATCCTCTTCTCCAACCACAACTTTTATCTTTCCATCGTTCGAAACAAAATGGATATACTCAGCACATACCACAGACTGTGTCGTTGATATTCTCTTCAAAGTATCAACCGTCGTAGGTATACTTAACTTAGGCTTACCAATAGCACCTATCACATCATCCAACGAAGTTGTAGCCAAACTTTCATAATTTCCAAGACGATACTTCCATTCCACACCGTCACCACTTAAAGCAAAGCTACTCCGCTTACGAACAATTTCTATCTTAGCAGACGTAAAACTACGTAGCATACGAATAAATAATGCAACGTCTGGTAATGCCCAATTCTCATCCATATCCTCAATGCCAACATTACCAACAACGATATTCACAGCATCTGTACTTCTTGCACAAACCTCTCCTTGCTGAGATATGGCTATAGCACTTATATCTCCAACTGTTACCAAACCCAATCCTCTTAGAATCTTTGCTCTATCAGCTCTCATGTCTCTCCTTTCTTTTAATGTTCCTTACAATATAAACAAAGAAAAGCGCTTAACACTCATTTACTTCCATCTCTAACCTACAGCGAACACATTTCCAATAAGGGGTCATATCTATAGCATTCCCCTCACTATCCATGCCAACTTTAACTAATTCCATACGTTCTCCACAATCCGGGCAAAACTCTTCTTCATATTCCATAGCCACCTCGTCATTAAATACACCAAAGAGCTGCTTTCTCTTTCTTTATATCTTTTATTCTAGCAACCAAACTACCCGCCTCATGGCCATGAAACTCAGCAGTAATATGCTCAAAACAATCATCTATTTCTTTATCAGTAAGACTTTTAAAAAATCCGTGCTCTCCTCCCTCACAGTCCATCTTTAACAAAGCAAATCTTGAAATGCCAATTATCTTAAACAACTCTTTAGGCGTTACCATTCTAACAGTATTCTCAGTAGCATAACTTTTTATATCCTCAAACTTCTTATAGCAATGAGCACCACCACTCATCTCTTCACCGGCTGCAGCATAGCACTCAGTATTCTCATCACCAACTGCTAAATTATACGCAAAAATATTGCTTGTGCCATTCTCACTAATAGCTTTACACAAATTATTGTAGCTACACTTTAAAGGCTCTATCGCGTATATCTTAAAGCTTGGGAACATCTTAGCAAACAAAATCGACATTATGCCAATATTCGCACCTACATCAAGAATATTACCGTCAATTCCATTAAACTTTTTTAGCTTATACATATCTTGTTCACGTATATCTCTCATTATGTACTCATGACTTATTGACTTCTCAAAGTCATAAACATGAAACTTATAACCAAGTACATCGCAATCTATCCTTACCATCTTCAACATTTTTACTTCCTACTTCATTAACAATACGCCAATATTCAATAAACAAGCTCCTAACCAATATAAAGACTTACTTAAACTTTTGTCAACAAAAATTGAAATTACACACATTATGGCAAACTGGGTGACTAAACAAACTAAAAACTTTTGACTCATTGCTAATCCTTCGTTCGTAACTTTACCCTTCCTACACCGCCAATAAAGTTCTTACTCCTTCTAAGCGACCGAGTATACCTACTTGTCGCCTTATACTTAGCAGCAAACTTAAACGAAGCGCATCCATAAGCCCTCAATATATCATCAGTCTTGCACTTCTTAGAACAAATGGTACAGCGTTCAATCATTGCTGGCCTATCTTCTCTTTCTGTACGCAAGATATTCCATACCCATAGTATACAGCACACTTAGTCCCATCACTAAGGGTCAGTTCTTCTACTTTCCCGCCTAAGCCAGAATGCAAATCGTGTGATAGCACACTAGCACGACTATCTTCAACATTTGAAGCACTCCAAATACTGCCTTTTCTCTCTCCATACTTCCTAACTTTCTTAATATTATTCACTAATATAACTGTAAGAATACCAATTATCACTAGTACCACTATCAATTCCATTAACGTAAAAGCTTTCTTCATATCTTTCTCCTTCTTTAATAAACTTGGGTCTTCATAAATCGACTGCTCATTATTCTTCGGGCAACCACAAGAATCCAGATTGTCCGGTTTGCATATACCTCGCTTATTGAACTTACAAATCTCTAAATCGCAATAATAACCATTCATAAAGACTTAATAAAAAGAGGTTAGCTGGTGGTGGCTCGGTTGCTTGCACCCTACTTTCGGTCCAGAGGCGGCTACCACGTTCGTAGCTTCGGGCGTTCCTCCGCGCTTACGACCTTACTGTTTCTTGGGCAACCTCGGGTAATCCCTGCTTGGCCATTCGCATCATTAGTTTAATACCTCACCAGCTAACCAAATTGTCAATTACTACCAGCTAATTCTGTTTCTTCTACTGTTCCTTTTATTTCTATTTTGCTCAGAACGGGAGGCCCATTTACAATTTGACGGCTCGTAATTGCCATCATTGTCTATTCTTTCAATCGTAAACTTCGGTGGGCATTCCCCCATGTCTTCAACAAAATAATCAAAAGACTTTTCCCACCTCTCACAAACACTTATTCCTCTAGCCCCATAATTCTTATAAGCTTGGTCAGTAGGCAAATTACACCTATTTTTCATAGCTTGCCAAACCCAATATAGCCTATTCTTAGCCCTATTGTCCATAAAATTATGAGGTACTTGGCCTTTCTTAAAGGCAGTTTTAGGAACTAATCCTGTCCTTAGCCCTTTATTCCAAGGAATTCGACCCTTCTTAAAAGCAGTTGTAGGCACAACCCCTTTTTTGAAGTGACTGCTGTTAAATGCTGTCTTACCTCTAACGTAAATACCTCTAGGCATAATTTTTAATTAGTTTTTTCCGTACTTGTACCACTCGAAGTAAACATTTTTCCAAATATCCCCGACATATCCATTAAGCTTGTACTGCTACTTCCAGTAGGTATTCCCCAAATCTGTAGCTTACTCGGAATATTCTCAGCCCATTTTAAAGCAACAAAGTTCTTACCACCTTCGCCAACCAATGCCTGGGATGTCAATCTACGACCTTCCGCTTCCGCTTTAAATATCGCCAAGTTACCCGCAGCTTCCTGTTCCAACTTATAGCGTTGAGCATCCGCCTCAATCTTAGCCGATTCTGCTCTACCAGAAGCTTCTTGGACAGCCTTCAATTTACCGCCGCGAGCTTCTGCTTCCTGCCTCTTAGCTTCTTCTTCCTGCGCTAAAGCTCTATTCTTATTTATTTCAACCTGCTGTGCTGCCAATTTCTTTTGCTCAATAGCCTTCTCAAACTCAGGACTAAAAGCAAAATGCCTAATTAAAGCATCTTGCACACATATAGCTGGATACTTAGCAAGATTGTCTTTTAAACGCTTTCCAATCTCAAGCTGAATGCTGTCACGAACCTTACCCTGATATAACTCTTCAGCGGAGTATGAGCCAATGACTATTCGGGCTTCGGACTTAACCTGGGGCAGGAATATCTGGTCTTCATAATTATGACCTATCTGTGCATGCAGCTTAGGCACATCATTACTCGTTAAAGAATAAATTATTGTCAGGTCAACATTGATATTCTGTCCATCATTAGTTTTTAAATCCAAAGAATATTGCTTACTTTCTTCATTGCTTTGGGTATCACCAGGAAAAGCACGTGCCGCTATATTATACGTAATAACGTCAGTAGCCCAACGATTAAAGAAGTGATAGCCAACTCCAAGTGGCATATCCTCAACTTTACCTTGTATCTTATTTACAACAACCCCAACCTCAGTAGGCTTAATGTCAACCCAACCAAAGGTCATTATAAATCCAAGCAAAAGTAACGTAGCTATTATTCCTCCTATAATCCCTTTCATCTTACTTTCCTCCCTTCTTTGTTGCTGTTGTTTTCTTCTCATCTTCCTCCATCCACTTGCCGGATAAGCCAAACAGCCATCCACAATTAGGGTCTGTCCCCATCTTCAAAGTCTTGGCCGTAAAGTACCTGCATAGGTTTATAACCAAGTACAGTAAGACCGCAACAATGAATAACTCGAACACCCGAAATACCATCATCCTTTCACCTCCTTCTTAGGATACCAAGTTACTACAGCCATCATAGAAAATCCCGCTACAAACGTATGATTTTTTCCAAATATAATAAAATTGCCTGTACCATCATTTCCGCTAAAATAAAAACTATCAGCATCAACTTTCACATCGTTAGTATGATTACGTAGTTCAACTATAAACATAAACCTCCTCTTGATTTAACTCACCCTTACTAGTCTTTCTGGTCAGAGTAAACTCACCCTTGTGCACTCTCCAGATATGGTTACAAGGCAACTGCTCTATCTTGCCGCACTTGCACCAAAGAGTTCTTCCATCCTTCTGAAACTCATGCCTGTGAAATAAGCTCATATGCTCTCCCAAGCTTTCTTAAGGCTTGACAAGATATCGCAATCAACAGTATTCTTTGAGTACCCAAAATGCTTTCTAGCAAGCTTACAAAGTAATTTACTATTCACAATCTCAGCTGTGCTAATGCCTTCAAAAGCAAGTTTAGCTATCATGTAGCTTTTCATAAGGAACTGCTTTTTATCTTCAAGAAGTAATTTTTGCATTCCCAACTTCCTTCAGCTTAAACAAACCAGCAATAATATCACGCAAACTTCTCTTGTTCTTAATCTCTTTCTTATAGCATGTTCCATCTTGCCTTTTTGGCGTATTGACGATGCAACTCTTAGCATCCTCTTCAATCGGCACAGTGCTTGAAGTTCCAACTTGCAAATTGCTATCTCCCCAGCCAAAATTAGCGTACTTAAAAGCCTCATCAGCCATATTTACAAAACGCGACCTAACCACATTACTCGAAAAACAAGTAGGCTCTACAGTATAATTAGGACATTTTTCTGCCTGTCTTAACTCAGCGAGAGTAACATAACAAGCCCTATGGGTAAGATGACAACCGAATATCCGTCCATCAGCCATCAGTCTAAAATTAGTGCAACTACTACAACTCTTTCTTAATGGCTCATCACGCATAACTTACTTTCTTTCACTTCTAAATGCATCTTTCTTACCTTTCTTTCCAACTCTAACAGATACGTTTATACCTTCACTAAAATAATTGTCAATCGTATCCCAAAGCCATTCAGATAGCAGGTCTTCAAACTTACTTTCCTCCACCCACTTCATTAGTCCACCTTTAATATGAGATTCATATTCCTTCTTTAGCACAACTTCAAGCGTCTTTTGAAGTTCCTTGCCAACCAACTCATCAGAACGTTGATAAAGATACTTATAGTCAATCTTATCAGCAAGCTGTCTTGTAATTTTTTCAATTACCTGACTCTTAACATTCTGGACTATCTCATCCTCAATTTCTTTGGTAGTCATCCCATCAAGAACCTTCTTCATTATTCTTGCATTGTCAATCTCAACCTTTATCTCCATCTTAATCCTCCTTGTCAAACAAAACCTTACGAGTCTGTACATCCTTCAGCATATGTTTAAGCACCCATATCAAATCTTCCTTCGTATCGCCAACAGGGGCAATAGAATCAGCAGTCCAGCCTCCGCGAGGCTTTCGACTTGGCTTTTCAACTTTTTCTCGAATTGTCTTACAGGTATTGGGCGAGAAATACTCAACGACGTCCCAAAGGACTTCTTTAGTCTTTAGCAACCTATTCTCAATAATTCTTTTTCTTGCGCGGTAATGCCACATACTATCTTCAACCTCCTTTAAAAACACCGATGTAAAGGACTGACAACAAAGCAAATTATGTTTTAGCATAATAGGGCATCGACAACATAACAACAAAATAAGTTTTTGTTATTGCCCTGCCAACAATCCAACCACAACCATACAACAAGATAATCATTGTCAGTCCTTCGTCACCGCTTACGCCCATTATTCAATGGGTTTCAGAAGTAATGCTACATCGGCTTCTAATTCAATAGTCACAACCGCATTCGACTGCTTAATCTTTGTCTCGGCCTCAAGAAGCCAATTCTCAATCTCAACGCACCTTCTATCCAACATCTTCACATCATACTGAGGCTCAATAGTCTTCTTTGCGCCAGCATCATAATAAGACACTACATTCGCTACAGACGAACGTAAGCCAGACAACTCTGCTAACCGTCCACGAACCGCTTTCATTAGCACCATCACCTCATTCACCGTCTTCTTCATTTAGCCCTCCTTCACTTTCGCAGCTATCTCACCGTCTTTGATTAGTAAATACTTTACCACCTTTCCGTTCTCATCTTCCTGCTCTATCTCCTGCCCTGAACCTCTAGCGAATAAAACCTTATCTCCTACCGAAAATCCCATTGGCTTGGGCTTGCCATACTTATCTTTATCGCCTGTGCCAACCAAAACAATTGTGCCCTTCCTGGGCGTGGCTCTCGATATTTCCGGAAGCACCAAACCAGCCTTCTCCCATTCAGGCTCTTCAATCGGAACGACCAATACTCTTGCTCCTAGCAACTGCTTAATCATCTTTTATCTCCTTCTGCTTATTGTGCCACCAATTATCATGCTCGAAACAATCAAGCCAACGTAGACCACCCAAAACTTATTTGCCCAGTCAATATTAAATAGCCCCTTCGCAACGAATATGATTCCTTTCACCAAAAGCCAATTCATTACGTGCCATATCGCTAGCACTATCGGTAGTAAAATCCACATAATCAATGCAACCTCCTTTCCAAAATCGCACTCTTCCAAAGCATCAAATCCAATGTCCATGTTAGCTCCTTGCAATAATATAAACGAACCTACAAGCTTATCGTTCAACCATTTCTCTTACATCTTTCTTCTGGTCATTGTTAATCCTTTCCAAGCGTTCAAGCAATTCTTTCTTATAGGCCCTCAATGGCTTCCAAAATGTCATCATCATAGTACTGTAAGACACCCCATCAATAACCGCATGAAAGCATTCCCAATCCATATTCTGTTCTATCGCCTCTGTCGCATATCGATGCACCTCGTTGAGAATGCGCATTCTCAACTCATAAACAAGATTGTTTCTTAAAAGCATATAAGAACTAAAACCAAACAAGACAACAACCAAAGTAAAAATAATGCTAAGTATCATCTACACCTCACTTTGTCCATGAGCATCTGGACGGTTAAGCCCTTAGGCAACTTTATCTTACCACAAATTTCCTCAACACTTTTTGGTTTTGTGTATTTTACCTGCTGAATCTCAATCCGAATAAACTTCGAGCTATATCGGGCAATGAGATTTATCGCTTTCAAATCTTTCATAGTATCCTGCAAAGCCTCAACGATAGAATAGCACCTGGCATTGTGATAGCAGGTACTGCCCATTATCGAGGATATTCGAACCTCAAACATCTTTTTGGTCTTTCTCATTCTACCTCCTCGTAGGATATTACTTCATAGACCTGCTCAATAAACCCTTCTCCAAAGCAATAGGAGCATTCATCTGTCGTTCCTTTCCTTCCGTCACCGGAGCATCCTGGGCAAGATAATTTTAATTTAAGCTTCATGAAACCTCCGCTTTACTCCTCACATTTACCCTAAAATACCACGTAGGATTGTTTGTCTTGTCGAATTTTATTCCAATCAACTCCTCCGGCGTTTTCTTCCATTTTCCGTCTAAGCACAAAGTTTCGCTATCTTCAGGGATAACTTCTCCGTCTGCTATAAATCTATAATCGTTCATCCCTTCACCTCCGCCTCTTAACCAATACCACCCCGATATTGAACTCACAAATTTGTATACCTATCCCAAATACGATATACCACTCAAAATCCAACCCTTCCGTACCGAATAGTAGTTTTAATCTCACCCCTTCACCTCCTCGTAAGTCATTTCAAAAATATCTGGTTTGCAGGGGTAAAACTCACCTTTAACGCCCTTGATAATCATATCGCCAGGCGTTGCTAAAAGATTTGAGCCTTCAAGAGAAAATATCTTTAATCCTTTTTTAACAACTTCCTCATATTCTTCCCACGTCCATTTTTGGACTGACGGATTTAAACCTGTAAAGGCTATGACCTCTTTCAAATTATCTCCAGTCCATTTTATCGCCTCAACAACTACTGGTATTTTCCTATACTTTTTTCTCATCCCCTCACCTCCGCTATTTCATACCCCCTGCTCACGACCCCGACCCCGACCCCGACCACGTCCACAACCCAGACCCCGACCACGACCCCGACCACGTCCACCAC